CCGCGTCAAAAGATACTGCCGTAAATTCGTTCCAAGCTCTTTCTTGCCCGCTGTAATGCCCCGCAGGCAAGGTGTTGGCGCGAACAGTAAACGTCACTGTGATCGTGCGATCTCCTAGCTCTTCGCTGGTATGGCTGAACTGTTTTTGCTGTGTCACCGTCGTTCCAGCTTGCGCAGAACTTGGTTGGCTGCCAATCAACTCATAACCAAGCGCACCAGCACGCCCACCTCGCACGTTTGCTGGAATAATTTGGTTTGAGCCGTCAACTTGGTAAAAGCTGGCCCCTGACGCAACCGCTGTTTTCCAAGTGTTTGAAGCCCAAACGACAGACTCAATTCCTGTTAGATCAGTGTCGTAAATGACGAGATTGCCGTCATTCTGCATCACGATTTTGTAGTTTCCCCGTGGCCGCTTGGTGTTGGTCGCCCACTTTGCATATTTTCCAGCAGCTTCAGGCTTCGTATAGGTAACAAAGTTGCCGTCTGCCTGCATAAGGGCAGTAAAAAATCCGTTTGAAGAAACCAGTGACTGCCCGTTGGTCAGCTCACTACCTGCTAGCAACTTGTCCGCACCAGATGTGTATGTGTAGTTCTGTGCGGACGTATAAGTAACGGTCTGGCCGACAGGCGTAAAGTCTGCAGCTCCGGCGTAACCGCATTCTTTGCCGCGATATTTCCACTGGCAAAGGTTCTGCATCACCAAACGTCGCGGTGCTCTTGCGTTCGCAAGATCCAGCGAAGACACCATCTCAAACTCAACAAAGTCGCGAGTCTCAGCAACCTTGCGGTCGATGTAGTAAACCTCCTTAGGCATCTGTGCAGCATCGTCTGTACTGGGGTTGCCATACGGATTAACACCGTTTTCCCAGTTGCTGCCGTCAAGAAAACGGCTCAACGTGCGAATCCTTGTGACCCGTGCGCCGTTTAGATCATTGCCTGGTGTGAACTCGTTTACGCCAAGCAAAAGCTGCGTAATGTTGCTGTTTAAGTTGGCAACACGAATTGTTGGTCGAGGCAGTCCACCATCGCCCTTGTACTCAAAACCCGATGCCTCAATCGGCAGGGGCACATAAGGGTTCCCGTTCCAATAGATCGAGTATGCGTTACTAATGTCGTCAGAACCTGATGGCTCAGTTGTTTTACGGTTTCGTCCAGCATGAAAATAATATGACTGGTCTTCACTACCCCCGTGCATCGACTTGAACGTCGTCAGCTCGAACAGCTCGATAATTGCAAACGGCCCAGAGCTAAGTAGCTCCTCGTAAACGTTGCCTTCACTCATGGCTCAATAACTTCCTGGAACGTTGCAGTAATTGTGGCTCTGTTCAAATACGGTATGGACTTGGACCAGTCTTGGCAAATCCACTTGTAGGTGTCTGTATCGTCCGGTGGCGACCAGTCAAAGTGTTCCGCTCCACCGCGAGCTTCAAGGAAGGTTTCGATGGTGTCGGCATCAGTTTCTGACACCTCAAACTTCAGGCTCCACACCTTGAGGTCAGTATTCAATCCAAAGCGCAGGCGCTGACTGTAGCCGTCACCAAACTGCACGTTTCGCACAGTCGGCTGGCTGCGCTTGCTTGCCCCGTAGGTCGGGTTGATCGAAGGAAAAGTAGCCATCAGCGTGTAAGCAGGCCACCAGGCCGCTTCTGTTTAATCAATTCTGCCTGTACTGCCTGCCCAATCAAGCGGCCAAGCTGATCAGCATTGCCTTGGTTGCCCTGCACTTCCGTTCCAGATGCATCGACGTTGACGACGACGCTGGTGCTGCCCATGGCGTTGTTTGGAACGATGTTGCCCTGCGCTCCAGGGACGAACAGCTCAGGGCCACGTTCGCCAACCAAGTAAGAACGACCAGCCCCAACCGCTCCTCCAAGTGCCTTTTCGCCGGAGACAGGTGGCGGTGGGGTTAGCGGAGGAAGTTGAGCGCTGCCTTCATACCGACCGCCTGGCTTCATCAATGCGTCAAACGGGTTGAAAATTGCACCCATCAACTGATTGACGCCCATCCGCAACAGCTGATTAGCGATCTGTCGGAGCACGTTAGAAGCGACTTCACCTAACGTCTTGGTCTTATCGACTGCAGCAGAAATTGCTTCGACCACTCCAGTTTCGATAGTCTGGCCAATTTGCTTGTAAACGTTTTGAAGCTCTGCGGTTTTTTCTTTTTGAATCCTCAGATTCTCGTTTAAAGCATCTTCTAATTTTTTTCTGTCTTTAATTTGCTTAAGAAGATCTTCGTAAACCTCAACCTCTTCAAGGCCAATATCTTTTAAGGCTTCACGCAGCTGGCCTAGCTCCTCCTCTAGCAAAAACTCTTCTTCTTTACCCGCCAGCTTTGCTGCCAGCAAGCTGATCTCGCGATTTAAGTTATCGCGAGCAACTTCTCCTTCCGTTCGAGTGGTTGCAAATGTCGCCAACCGCTCTTTGACTTGAAGCTGATTCAAAAGCTCTGCACTTATCAGCTGCTCCGTTCTTAATGACTGGTTTTCCAGCTCGTTTATCTGCCTTATTCGATCTTCGTGCTCAAATTGTATTTGCAGCAGGTCTCTCGCTACGTCACTACTAGACTGACGCAGTTGAACCTCGCGAGAAAATTCTCTAGCCAGATCTTGCGCTTGCTTAAGCTCATTAGCCTTTTGCTCTGCAGTTTTTTGACCATTTTTTACTCCTCGGCCAAGAGCCTTGTTAATACGTTCTTGAAGTGTTGCAAGGTCTCTAGTTCTATCGTTTTCTAGTCCTTTCAGGGCCAGAACAACAGCTCGGGCGTCAATTTCTCCGTCATTAAGACGCTTAATTATGGCTGCTTTTTCAATCTTAAAGTCAAGCTCAATCTGCTCCTTTTGCAGCTCTTGGACTCTTTCGTTGGTAAGGTCGTTGCCAGCAGCAATTATTTTTTCTTCTAACTCATACTGCTCTAGCGTTTTAAGATTCATCGCTTTTACATTTTCTCGAACCCGAAGGTTTTGGGCTTCGATAATAATTGCCGCTTGAGCTTCCTTTCTAATTTGCTCTACAAGCTCTAGCTCTTGCTTGCGAAGATCTCTGATCGCTTGTCGGTTTTGCAGGTCATTCATCCCTCCAAACTGATTGTCATACGTTCGCATACGCTCTGTTATTTCCCCGCGAACCGCCTTAAGCCTTGGGTCGTCAGATACCTGAGCTTGGCCTACAGCAGACGTTGTTTTTAAGAAATCCGCAGCAGCCCTGGTCAACGGCTCTAACGCTGCTGCGATACTGGCAAACGCTTGAGAAGCAATTTCAGCAGTTGCATTCCCAAAATCCTTGCTTGCTGCTCCAAAACGATTCAATGCAGCAACGCCATCCGCTCCAACAACGCGGGTTAGCTCAGAAGTTGCAACCTCAAGCGCCCTATTTTTCTCGCCCAGCTCTTCAATGGCTTGAATGTGCTCAAGCGTTGCAGTGTTAGCAAGGCCAGCAGCTACAGCAACAGCTTCAAAATCTCCGGAAATAGGATCAAGTGCCTGACCAAGCACTGCCGCCTGTGTGATCATTCGATCAACAGAAGCGCCAAGCACCTGCATTCCGACGGTTAAGCCGGAAAACATTTCTCCGCTTAAGCCACCACCAATCAAACCACCTAATGCTTGGCCTGGGCCACCGCCAAACAACAACGGAAAAGCACCGCCAGTGATTGCAGCATTAAATTTTTGCCCCCTAGTTCTTCCTCCGCCAAGCATTTTTTGGCGAGCGGCAAGCCTTTTCTCAGCAGCTTGATCCGCAGCCAGCCTTTCTTTGTTTGCTTTTCGATCAGCCTGCAGCTGCTCTTGCGTATTACGTAACTTCTGTTGCGCTAAATTCTCTTCTCTTTGACTCTCCTGCTGTAAAGCAACAAGTCGATCGTTGTCATAAGATTTTCTAATTTTTGCAGCGTCGTCGTTCAATACACGTATCTTCTTCAGGTCGTTAAGACGCTGAAGATTGTTAGCCCTTGCTTCTATTGCAGCCTGTTTTTCATCTGCAATTTGCTGAGCTACAGCTTTTTGTTCAGCTTCAGCTTGTTTTTGTTGCTCAACTCTTCTGTCTTTTGCGTAGCTTGCCCTGATCTCAGCCCCCTGCTTCAGCATGGAGTCAAGCTTCATCTGATCGCCAGCAAGCTTTAACAGCTGTTCGCGACCGCCTTCATAAAACTTTTTTAGACCACCCTGCTTCTCAAGCCTTTTCGTTAGAGAAATAATGTTCAGATACGCTGTATCTACACCTTCAAGCTCTCTCTTGAACTGCTGAAGCCTATTAAGACCCTTTAGGCCAACCTCAATATCTACGTTGTAATTAGCCACAGGGCGAAACGCAGGAAGTCTCGTCTCAGTCTATCGCGATGCCATTGTTCGCGCCCCTCTGCCTGTCTTAGCTCGATCCATCACCCTTTCCTCTTCTTCTGACTTCAGCTCATAAAAAGCTGCCCAGCCGATCAGCTCCTCCCTAGTCAAATGAACCGTCAGCTGGGCAACCGTCATGCCCAGTTCCTTCGCTAGGAAAAATATAAACAGCCAATCGTTCCTAGCTTTTTAGGTCTGCCTTCGCTTCCTCCACCTTGCTTTCCGCGCCAGAAGACAGCATCGCGAGCTGGATGTCCTGCAGTACAGACGCTTCAACCGCATTCTTCAACACAGCCTTCTCACCGTCCTGAAAGAGACGCTTGCCATCAGCGTCGAGAGCTTTCTGCATCATCATGTTGAGCGCAAAGTCCCCGGCATCGTCAGAGTCGGTTTTTTTCTGGATCGACTCACGCTCGCTAATGGTCAATGGATGCCAGTAGACCTCAAGCACAACCTCGCCGTCAACCTCTACAGCGTGCTTGTAAAGCTGACTAACGCCAAACTTGTTACGAAGAAGCTCTGACGCCCGCATACAAAAGAGTTATTTGATCTAACTATACTACGCTACAGCAGTAAATTGACAAGAAATAATCCCCAAATAGTGTGGACGATCCTCAAGATTCAAGACATTTGGGCCGCTAATGTCTGTCACGCGAGGAACCGTACTAAACGTATCAACGTACCCAGGGGCATTTACTGAAGTCAGCCCGTCAATCACTGCCTCGCTCAAACTAGACAGCACTGACGTTCCAGCGCTGCGTGGTACGTAAACATTGCACTGAACGACACCGCTGTAATAATCCGACGCCGCTCCTTGGTTTTGCAGCGTTGACTGCGTGAAGCTAATCGTCATGGTGATGTATTTCTTGGTCTTGCCCGGAGTCGTGTAGGCAACGTTGTCGTAGACCATCAACACCGTGTTATCAGCTGCTGCAACAGCGTCAGTGACAGCTTTTTCAAAGGCAGCACGAGCGTTTACTAGCGTCATGACTTCCTACCTCGCAGAACGGGAGTGTACTTAACAGAACGGCGAGTCTTGCTAGGACGATCGCTGATACGAACATCGCCCATATCGCGAACATCACCAAATCCTTTGTACTCCTGAAACGCTTGGTTCACCCTTTTAGCGATTTCACCCTGCACGTACCGCTGAACAGAACCGCCTTCCAAGGCGTATGCCCTGTAATAAGTGGTGTTGCCGATGTAGACCGTTCTACGAAAATCAAACTCTCGATTGATCACACCCTTTAAGTACCTAGGCACAATCGTTCCACGTTCAAACGGGGGGCAAGACGAATCGGCCTTAGGAACGCCACCTTTGGAACGGGCTTCGTTCTTCTTTGCCAAGTTTCTCCGATAGGCTTCTCTAAATTCTTCGCTACCGTCAATGCCACCTTTGCCTTTGCGATTTTTGTCGCTAGTTTCTTTTGGCTCTCGCTCAGGGCGTGTATATCCGGCAGTCCAGCTGGACGCAAAATAACCCGTATGCACAGGGCTTGCGCCACCTTCAGCTTCATCCGTGCCAAGCTCGACAACGGTGTTTTTGACGAACCGATTGAACGAGTCGAAAAAGAAGTTTTCTAACTCGTTAAAAACGATGTCACTGTTGAAGTCTTGTCCTTTAGCCATCAGAACCTCACCTGCACGATATACAGATACTCTTGATCGCCCTTGTAAGTACGAAACTCGATAATTTGAGCCACACGGTTGGAACCGGCATACTTCAACGTAATCTCGTCCTCCAACGTTGGCTGGTTGTCACCAATCTGATCGGGCGTGATATAAAGCTTGGCCTGACGTGACTCGCGCCCTTCTTGCTCCTCAGAGTTTACAAACTCAAGCGGTGCATCAAATGAGTAGGCCGTATCAGTTGTCGTTAGCGCTCCTGTGCTGGTGTTATACGTCGGAGACGCCTTACGGGTGTACGTAATCGTGTGATCAAACGATTTACCTAGGTCGGCAACAACCGACTTGGCAACGCTCTTGAACAAACTGTCGAGTGCGCCTGCCATCTCAACCCCTCACCATACGGACCTGATAGCTCCCACTACCGCCAAGGCAGTAAGCA